TGTTTATGTCCTTATAGGGCATCTGTGTTGTTTTGTTATACTTCATAAGACGTTTGTATGATTTTAGTCTGCCAGCGTCTTTTTCACCAATCATATAGATAACCACAGTTTTCTCAGGGTCAAACTTTTTGAGAAGTTCTTGTGGATTGTAAGGATTGACTACCTTTACAAGATTTTTCACACCGTGTTTGTTGATGATCTTTTTCTTTTCCGCAAAATTGAACGGTGATTTCTGAGGATCGGTTTTGTCCGAAGTTACAATGTAAGTGTTTTTCTCACCGAACTGTTTTGCTAACCAATCATATGCGGCTTTGTGATGCAATCCCATTGGTTGAAATCTACCGGGATAGATAGCAATAATTGTCTTATCACCACCATCTTCTTCATTGAAGATTTGAAGTTTTATTTCATTCACGATTTGATTGATTAGTTTCTGCATATGTTATTCTGGTTTAGTTGGCCAAACTATATTGAATGGATCTTGTTGTAATGTAATGTCTCTAAGAGATTGACGATATGTTATCCACTCTGCTTTCTTTTCTTCTGTAAGTGGTGAATCTGGTAGTTGTGTCCAATCACATTCTTCCAAGTATCGGTTTCTTTCGTTCCGAACATTTTCCCACATTTGATTGGTCTCTTGATCTAATTCTTCCTGTGTTTTTTCACGAACTTGCTCATACTGAACAACTTCGTTTCCTTCTACCACGAATGTTTGACCTGTAACTATACTTGTTTCGGTCTTGTTTGGATTTGGAACAAAACGAACAGGATACCACCCATACTCTAATACCTTTTCTTGTGGAAGAAGATAGAAATTAGAAACATTATGGGCATTCTTTGGAAGTGGTCGTGGGTATCCTTGAACTTGACCGTCTACTACTTGTATGTAATCCACACTAATACCTCAATAAAAGAAAAGACATATAGTATAAATATGTCTTTTTCTCATTTACCATCAATAATATGACCCATCGTCTATGACCTCATTCTTTTTTCGTAGAGCAGCAATACCTTGACCACGCCATTCTACGTCAACAAGATCATAGTATTTTAGTGTCATCTGATAATCAGGTCTGTTGAAGTCATGTATAAAGATGATTACATTCTCATCTATGACTTCCCAAATTGATTTTGCACAATACTTTCTTGCCCTACCGTCAATTAGAATCTTTGTAAACTTCAATCCCTTTTCTTTTGGATAGTTGATGTAGTCCTTGAATTGTTCGTAACGGCAAGGAATTGGTTGTGGTGAGTGCGCTGGTATATGATGAAGTTCGATGTTTGTTGCACCATAAGCATCTATTACCTTACCCAACGAATTTATCCAATCAATATCGTGTTCGATTGAAATTACCTTTGAAACGATACCCGACCAGTATAGAGTTGAGTTACCACTTCCCCATTCAAGAAGAATATCATCGGGAGTTAGAAACTTCTCGATGAACTTATACTCCCACTCATTCATAAGTGGTCGGTATGACTCGAATTTATTAGCGGTTGTTATCATAGATGTCAAACACCTCCTTTACAACTTCATCAACTTCTGGAATGTAATCATATAAGGTCTTTCCTTCTGGGATTAGATCGATTGTATCTGTGTAGAATTCTGTGTGACGAATTTCTAGATCATCGAGAAGAAGTCCTTTACGGAGTGCCTTTGTTTTGTAGTATTGAGTTCCGTTGCGGAATGGAAGAATGTGATCTTCGTGTTTACACGTTGGAATAGTGACGATCCAATTATCGAATGCACCAGCAATATGAAGTGGTGAAGAGTCGTTGGTAAGAAGACAACGTGAAAGTGAAATGAGAGAAAGTAGTTCACCTAATGTTGTGAGATCTCGAAGGTCAATTCCGTCTTTTGGACATTGAATTGGAAGATACCCTTGTTTCTCATCTATTGTTTTACCAATAAGAACTACCGTAAGTTTTTCCGATAACTTGTCTATAATCTTTTGCCACCAATCTTGTGGTAGAGTTTTTGAAGGCCACCATTTACCTGCATGAACCACTATTGTTGGTTTGTCTTTCTTCTTACCCTCCAACAGATTGAGAACAGACATTGTATCGTCGGCTTCCAACTTCAACTTGATTGTTTTTTCTTCATTTGGAATTGTTCTTCTAATCATTGACATAGAAGCAAAATCAGTTGGATGGAAAAGAACGTGAGACATCTTGTGGTCTGCTTGACCAATTTCAGGACAACTATACATTGTTATGATCGCGTCATTGATACCTTTCCACTGATCGTAATTGTAAACAGGACAAGAAAGATGTTCAAATAAACGAGGGAAGTGAGTTACAACGTGAATGTTTGCATCGGGATACATTTTTTGTGTGTATCTGATTGTAGGTTCTGCACATAATTGATCACCCATACCAGCGGTAACTGAAATGAGAATATTTCGTTTGTATTCATACGTTGGAGAATCTAATTTCCATTGTTCGATGTCTTTCTTCATTACTTCCAACTGCATTTGTTCTGGTGCACCGGCGTAGTGAACAATGTAAGAATCTAAACGTGATATACCACAGAACTTGTCCAAGAGATCCATTCGATTGAACTTGTAATCTAAATCGAACATATCAACACTATCGTTTAGAATACGAAGGTTGATATACGGTTGGTCTGTTTCTACAAAGTCAATTCCCTTTGGTAACTTGAAGATTGGCTTATGAATTCTCGATATAACCATTACACCTGAATTGTAGAATGGCCCATCCCAATGTTTTAGAGGCTCTCCATAGTATTCAGATGCTTGTTCAAGGTATTCGTATCTAGGTGCATATCTTCCTTCGTTGAACATACCAAGTTTGTTTTCAGGAACTATATCAAACAAGTTTGGTGTATCTTCACGGATAAGGATGTCAATATCCAAGTAAAGAATCCTTTTATATTGATTCAACAACTCATGGATATGAAACTTATTCCACTTCTGTGTGATGTAGTATTTGTTGAATTCGTCAATGTTTAGGAAGTCAGCATCTATCTTTTTTGCATATGCCTTTATTGACGGAAGAGAAAGTTCAGAAACTTTCTTATAGTGGTCTCCAATGGAAATAGTCAAGACCAAGTAATCGGATTTTTTCATAACTAAATGTGTTCTGAAAATGAAACATAACTTTATAATATAGTAAACTTTGAATTCAATTACAAATTGCAAACATTCACTGGTGTACATCTACACGTCGTTGTATTATCACCAAGTTGTCCTTGATCGTTCCGTCCCCATGCCCAAACTAAACCGTTTATATCTATAGCAACAACGTGACAATTATCCGGCACAACTATATGACAGTATCTTCTTAAACCGCAAACAGCTACTGGTGTGCATCTATTTGAGGTTGAATTATTACCGAGTTGACCATATTGATTATTTCCCCATGCCCAAGCGAAGCCTTTATAATCCAAAGCAACGGTAAATAAACCACCAGCTGAAATTTGACAGAACGTTTTTGTTACACCGGCAACTGACACCGGAGTTACTTTTTGTATTGTTGTATTATCACCAAGTTGTCCTTGATCGGCACGTCCCCATGTCCATATCTTTCCATTTTTATCTATTGCAGCGGTATGATAGACTCCAGCTGAAATGTGACAGAAAGTTTTTGTTGCTCCAGCAACGGATGCAGGCGTTCTTCTCACAGAAACGGTATTGTCACCAATACTACCATTACTATTCCTACCCCACCCCCAAGCTCTACCGTTATAATCAATAGCCATAGTGTAATCGATCCCCCCTGAAATTTTACAGAAGGTTTTTGTTGCCCCTGCAACAGATACTGGTGTTCTTCGGGATGTGGATGAGCCGTCACCGAGTTCACCGTTACGATTATATCCCCATGACCAAGCTTGTCCGTTTTTGTCAATGGCAACGGTGTGATACCAACCTGCTGTAATTCGATAAAAGATTTTTGGTGCACCTACAACTGAGACCGGTGTGCATCTAGTTGAAGTTGAATTGTCACCAATTGCACCATAGAAATTACCACCCCACGCCCACACTTTTCCGTTTTTGTCAATGGCAGCGGCGTGGAGGCCGCCTCCACTAATTTGACAGAAAGTTTTTGTTGCACCTGCAACTGACACCGGTGTACATTTGTCTACTAATGAGTTATCACCAAGTGAACCATAGTCGTTATCACCCCAACCCCAAGCTATTCCTGTATCGTTTATGTAGAGAGAATATCCAACACCAGCA